TTTTTTGGCGTACTGCTGCACCACCCCAGCCAATGGCCCCCATGCCACACAGTTGACCCACTCGGTGCGCTCTTTGCGCTCATCACCTCGCCCCCAGCTCTCCGACACACCTAGAGACCAAGAGGCGGTTTGTTTGTCTCCAACCATTCGCACTTCGGGATCTTTACCCAAGTTCCCGATAAAGCTGCACTCGTTTACGCCATCACTCATTATCGCCCCCTAGTTCAGCTTGCATCTGCTCGCTTGTGATCTCGCATCCGTAAAAAATAGGCTCGCCTCCAACTTCATCGCACGCCCCAACCATTGACGATAGTGCCATGTCAGCCGCGCAAATGTTTTTTTGCAAACAAAAAACCACCTTCTCTTGCTCCCCAACATCGGGGCGGCTCAACTTCGCGCGGGTCACGGTAGCGGTAAATGCAATACCGTCTAAGTCAAACTCAAAACTAGCCTGCGTTTGCAGCTCCAGCTTGAGCCAAGGCGAGTCTTGGCCCACGCCCCAATTCGGGCGGTGCAGGATCGCCTTTAGCTCTGCTAGGCTAATGTCCATAGCCTGCAAATCAATGTTGGTAAAATTGCCGTCTGCGGTTCGCTTGGCGGCAACCTTCAAAATGCGCACATTCATGCTTTTACCCCTGTTCGTAGTTCAAACGATTTCCACCCCGCTAAAAGTGCGTTGTGGAGGTCAAGCGGCAACTGTTTCCCATGCCAGTTTTCAAGAGTTTCGCGCGCGGCCTTGAAGTCGGCAGCAGATGCAAAGCTCTCTGCCTTCCGCTCCAGCTCTTTCGCGCTCATCTGCTCAAGCGGCTTTTCAATCCCCGTAGTTTCGTAGCTGAAATTATCGGGGTCGCTTTGGGCCTGCTCAACTGTTGGGATCAAAAACATTTGTAACAAAACATATTTTAGCGCAATGCTGGATGTTTTGTTGAATGCTTTATCTCCCATATCGCAAGCCTCACCAATAAATGAGGACTCAACAAAACTTCCATCTTCCGCAACGAATGTGAATTTCCAGCATTGCAGGCAATGAAAGATCGTTCCACCGTTTCGCGTCTTTCGCTCTGTGATCGCCGCCGCGCCTTCTGGTGATGTCAAAATCACCACCCCTGCATCAGCCAAGGCAGCGTGCAAGGCGTTCATTACATCGTCAATCCCACGAAAGTTAAAGCCCTGCTCCTTGTTTTTTCTGTCTTTTCCGATCGCGCCAATGCTGCGATTTGCGGCAATCAAAGCCGAATAGATGCCCTTACCTACCAACCCGTTTTCCATCATTGCACCTCTCCGACTTGCGCAAGGCCATTCTGCGCAATTTCGTTTTGCAGTTTAACCAAATCAATCTTGAACCGCTTGCAATCTGTGCGCAGACGGTTGCGGAAATACTCAACCCGTGAGGGCAGGCCATTGGCAGAAGCGACCAGCTTAGCAGCCTCCCACTCTTGATCTGAAAATGGCAATGTTCGATTTTCTCTTGAGCGCAAAACTGCCTCCATGTTAGAGTTGTTGCACCTATAAAGTATATGCAAATACTCTAACAAAGTCAAGGCTTGCTCGAATAAATTTTATTCGTCAGAACGGGGAGAAAATAGCGAGCACATCCCCGCGCCTATTCCAAGGCCGCAAACGCACGAATGCCGATTGCGCTGCCGCCGCTGCTAGGGAGGTTGTCTTGCTCCCACCGCCCCCAGCCTCTACTATAAGACCGTCCTCAACCAAAAACGCCACATGAGAGGCCGTGCGCGTGCCGTAAAACACCAACGCCCCAGCCTCTGGGGTGCCGCATGGTCGCCAAGAGCGCATCGCCACCTCTAGGAGTGCCTGCGCTGTCTGGTCGCCTGCTGGGTCGCGCCCAACGCCGGCCAGCACCTCCTGCGCAAACCCGCTGCAATCAAAGCCCTGTGGGGTGGAGCCGGCCCAAATATAGGGAGAGCCGATTAAACGCCATGCATAGGCGATTGCCGCGTCTTTGAGTGTCATCTGCCACTCCATTCAAGCGAGGCCCATCTGCGTTCGTACTCAACATTGGCCTCGCTCTTATCGTATGCGTTTTGGCCAAAGACGCTATCCACCGCACCAAAGATTATCTCGCTCTTGACCCGCCCCGCGCCCTTGTATCGCCCCATCTGGTATAGCTTGCAGTTGGAGTAGTCAAAACTCAGAAGGTGCGCCCCAAAGTCTGCATCATGCGCCAAGAACCCCATTAACCAGCGTGGATCGTCACGCTTGACCAACCACTCAACCCACCCTGGTATTGAGCCTAGATCCGTTCGCCACCCTGCTTTGATATGCCTAGCAAATATGCCTGCATCGGTTTCTACAACAATAGACCACGCACGCATCAAAACCCATTCCCGATCCTCCCAGTTAGGGGGCTTTGTGGGGTATTGCAGGCAGTCGCCTAACTCCTCCCTAACCCCGTCCCATGTATCGGGGCGCAATGGCACCAGTAGGGGCAAATCACCGTGTACTTTTATAATCTTCGGGGAGATTTGCCGCCACATCTTAGCCCTCTTTTGCCATCTGGATCATGAGCGATGTTACCGTTTTCTGTAGCTCGCAAACCATCGTCTTGATTTCGCTGCTGTTCTCGCTCTGCGCCTTCATGTAGAGGCGGATTTCTTGGTGCATGAGATCGCCCTGCGTGAGGCGTTCGGAGTGCTCATTGACTACTCCAGTAAGTGCATTAAGATCTTGGCGCAAATCAATCTCAGCTGCCCTAGCAACGCGGATTGAGTTGTGCGCAGCGGAAATGTCTTTCTCGGCAACCGAAAGCCGTTCATCAAATTTTGCGAGGTCGGCCCGTAGCTTCTCAATCATTTTTCTAGACCCCAGAAAGACCTCTGTTAAAAAGCCTTTCATCAAATAGAGCACCGCGCCCGCTAGGGCCATTGCAAACAGGGTGCCGAAGAACTGCACAAGCCCTATATCATTATACCAAGCCGGATCTGTGGGGAGGGGCAAATCCATCTTTTAACCTCGTTAGTTAGCTTAAAAATAAACAAAAAACCCCGAACTGGTCGGGGCTTCTTTAAGTTTTTTGCGGTAATGCTATTCGCGCTGCGCACCCTGCAAAATCAAGGTAGCCGCCTTGAGTACGCTCGGGTGAGTTGTGCGAACCACCTCAAGCAGCATCCCAATGCCAAGATCAAAATCTCCCTTAGCGAACTTAACCACGGCTTCGGGGGCGGAAGCGGGAACTTCGGTGGCTTGTGCGGTTTCAGTTTCGTTCATTTGTCATCCTTTTGTTGGAAACACAATAGGCACGCCAAGCATATTTTGGCAACGCCTGCTATAAATATAATCACTCATCAGCCCCCAGTTGTGCACGGCTTGCGGGGCACTCAAAGCATTTTGCGAGCAGGCCGTAGAGCGTTTGCGACTCCTCAGCTGTCAGCGGATTATTGCCCTGCGTGATGGTTGAGCCGCCTCCCTTGAGATACTCATGCCGCCCCGTGAGGTCGTTAAACTTTAATACCTTCCGCGCGTCAAAGTTAATAGTAGCCTCTGGTGTCTCCCATCCTCCACCCTCGTCAATCTGCCAAGTTAGGTTAATGGTGATCCCCGCCGGGGCTAGTGGTAGCTTGTCTTTGTAAATCATACAACACCCCAATCGTCAGCTAGGATATCAGTTTGACTAGCCAGCCATGGGCAGCGAGAGTCTGTGGTGTTTTTAGCGTCAAGCGGGTACTCGATGTATAGGTATGGTAAAGACATTTCGCTATTGCTGTCGGGGCGTTGCAGCTTAACTAGAAATCCACTCCCATTCCATACGCTACGCTTGATTGCGGTAGTTTCTCCATTTTTCAGTTGCTTGAGTGCGTCTGCGAAATCCATGCTATACCTCTCTTTTTGTTGTTATCCGGCTAAAAGTGTTGCTGACAATCCAGTTAGTTGGCTTGCGCCTTGTGCGCTAACAACTGCAAAGATATAATCGCCAACGGAAAGAGATCCGCTTAAACCAGTCACACAAGCCGTATAGCCGTATTTCTTGACGCTGCTTGTGTTGGGTAGAGTCATTGTGGCGGTAGCCATTAGATCGCCGCTTGACGTACCAATTGGGCCAGATAGAGGTAGGCTTGCCTGAGCAATACGCCTAATCTGGATTGACACATTCGAGCCAGCTGATGTGGTAAAACTACCGCAGGCAATACGCACGGTCCCTATATTTACCGCGCTGCAAACGCTGTGGCCGCTAGCTGATACGTCCCAAGCAACGCCGTCAATCTCTAGGATGGTGTTTGCAGTAACCGCGGCACTCGTTGACCATTGATATTGGCGAGTTGTTAGCACATAGTCAATCCCTGCATCGCTTAGAGCGTGGGGCTTTGAGTCCGTGCCCCAGTACCACCGCCCCTTACCGCTTGCAGGCGTTGCAGGTGCAGCTTGCTCGCTTTGCTCTAGGTAGGTGCCAACACTAAACGCTACTGTAGTGCCTAGCACTCCTGCTGATATGCGCTCTAGGTAAGTATCATAAGTGCCAGCACCAAGCCCCCATAATTGTTTGCCTTCGATCGTTGCGTAATACCTTGCTGACGACTCTCCGCTAACTGTGCCCGAAAAAAGGTTTGAACTTGCAGTAGCTCTAGTAACGCTTAATGAGACTAAAAATGATTGTCCATTAGACCAAGTGTAAGCTCCTGCTATTGTAGTCGCATTACCCAACAGCCCCGCATCGGTTGCTGTAGTTAGGCGGGTTCCGCTGCCTGCGAGTTGACCAAGCGTAAACGGACCTGCGAACTCGTTTTTGGCTGTCGTGTCTTCTTGGTGTATTCCCCATTTGTTTGTTATGGTGCCTGCACCACCAACCACAGGGATGTAAATGCCCTTTAGATTAGTGATAGTGCCGCTATCTGTATATGGGTTGATGAATAGCCCATAAACATTTGTTGTCTTTGGACTGTCGCCTGCAACCGCATAGTGCCCCATGCTCAGATATAGCGCGGTAAGATTATCTAGCGTTCCAAGATCTGAGTTTCCAGCCATCCCACCACGAAATGAAAAATACTGCGCACCAATTGCGTTTCCAGATACGGTATTTGTGTTTGCTATCGATGTCCTAGACCAGAAGCGAGAGGCAATGTTTGTTTGCGAAGAATTATTAGTATATCTCGAATTTGTTGTAGAATTGATTGAAATTCTAGTGTCGGAAGGTGTTCCGTCATTTACCGCCCATGTATCAGACCCTAGAATAAGATTAGATCCCTGCCAATTTCCAGAACGATCAATTGTTGCTAACCCACTCCACACGCTAGACCCATCACCATTGACGCGCACCTTCTGCGTGCCAGCAGCGTTAAGCACCTCAAGCACGGCATTGGCATCAGTACCAGCGCTCTTAAATGATTGGTTGGCTAGCCAAGTATTGTTTGTGCCAAGCAGATCTAACCACGCACCATCTTTTCTGGCGTAGGTCTTTCCGTCAATAGGCGCATCGGTAAGGAAACTAGTTGAGCCACTAACCTGTTGTACTTTCGTGCCTGAGAGATAGTTAACGGAAATCAATGTCCAGTTACCCGCTGTGTATCTAACCATGACACGCGCCAAGAAAACAATCTCTGGATTGATTATGGATATAGTGCCAATGGTCAAACTAGCCGGAGTCTCTGCGTCAATAATGGCCCTGTTTGTGTTTGCACTCTGCCCTGTCAAGAACCATAGGCGTAACTCTTGAGAGTTAGCATCAGATGCCGCAGGCTGTCCGACTAGCCAAACATTGGTGTACTGATTGACGGCGCAATCTACCAAAGCGCCTGTTGCGGTATTATTCCATCGCGGAATAGATCCATTTACTGGCACGACATCAGTTGCTGCTTTGACAATTTCAGCTACCTGTGCCGCACCAATATAGATCTGAGTATATGGCCCATTGTCAAGCCACGCAGGAATTGTTGTCCGCAAATCTTCGTCAGCCACAACCGTTTCGGCTATTGACGGTCTGCGATCTGCTGCCGTAGTAGATGCCAGCACAAAGCCGCCCATTGTCCCACCGCTAACTTTGTAGCATCCAAAAGTTTCGTGAAACTCCTTGTGCGTTTCCCATTGCATAAGTCCATGACACTCGCGCAATGCCCACGACTTTGTTGGAGTAGCTAGGTTGTATCGTATCAGAGCAAGCTGGGCTTTGTCAAATGTCCAATAAGTTTGCGACATAACATAGCTAGAGCCGTTGTAGTACCAATACCAAACACCATTGGTTGCATCGTGAGCAACAGATGTAATAGGCCCACTCGCTAGGTCATGGATTACGCGACCCTCGTAGTAGAGTTTACCCGTTCCGCTTGCGGTCACAACTCTGGTTAGGTAGTTGTAGCTTATATCCACGCCATCAGGATTATCAAACCCTGTTTTGGCTAGCGCTACATCAATGATATTTCCCTTCTGCAAATACCCTGTTGCGCTCTCCGATATAATAGCGAGAGGGTTAACTCCAGATAGGAGGCCCGCTAATTGTATTCCAAATCCATCTTGAAGCCTGATAGAAGGATCACCAAGATCTGTGCCAGCTCTAAGCTGGACTATACTATCGTGTAATAGGCGCAAGCTAGTTGCATCACCGTAAACTTGCGAAAATCTTTCACCATCAATATCTTTAGCAAGCAAGCCAAACTCACCTTTTCCAGTTGGCGAGCCGTCACCGCTTAATAGAAGCAAGTCGGATATGTCTAGTTTAAGTGCTTCACTAACATTTGACGATCTAAAAGTATTAACCCCGTAAATATTTGCGCTATCAATTTGCAAAGACCCTGTTACAAACAATGCTTCATCTACTCTAACTCCTCGCGTTCCAGATAGCACAAGGCCTTCAGATGCTCCAACTGGGCCAAACTCAATCAACCCATCACCAAAAGCACTTCGCCCCTGTATGTCTTTTGTAAACAAACTTCTAAACTGGTGATCGGCATCGCCAAGAACTAAATTACCGTCTGTCTCTGGCTTTATATGCGCGTTGGCTTGAATGAAGCTGGTTGAAGTTAAAACGAGTCCAGCAGCATCATTAGTATCGGAGCCAAGAAAGATTGTTCCGATCTCTTCCGTGCCTTTTCCGCTAAATCCTTTAGAATGAACAAAGCTAAATTGGTACGTGCCATCGCCTAAAGCAAATAGAGCATCTGTGCTAGGCAAAATGCTGCCAGTTATGCTATTCGTTCCATCGCGCTTGAGGTAGTTGGTTAGGTCGCCACCACCACCTCCAGAGCCTCCAGAAACAGGGGCAACCTTCGGCACAATAACGCGGGTGAAGTGAACGGCTTGACCGCTTACGGCTCTGTAATCAGCGCCTGCTTTTGAGTCGTCTTTTGTTGTGAAGTAAAGCTGATTTGAGCCGTCAAAAGAAAACCACCCTTTCCAAATCCAGAGAGGCTCGGAATTTCCAGCCGCTGCAATTGCTGTTACAACTTGAGGCGCATAGCTAGAAAGAGCCATCGTTCCAGCAAAAGAGCTGCTTATGATGTTGTTTGTTATTCTAACAATCTTCAAGCCGTCAGTTGCAACCAAATTCAGAGCGTTGAACGGTGGCAGATAATACCCGCGCAAAAGAAGATTTCCGAAGCTATCTACTGCATACTCAACATTTCCACTATAACCCCAAGCCGCGCTTGGCGTACTTGTCCAGCTATCGAACTTTCCATCGGACTCGCGATATTGCGCAAACTCAACACCTACGGAAGTCCACGGAACTTGCAGGCCACCACTAGAGGAAGCCGCAATATCGGATGCCGCAATATTGATAAGCTCCGTTATCCTGCTATCTACCTTATTCCGCTCCCAAAACTCATGGATAAGCCCTTGGTCATCCTTGGCAATCAAGGAACCGTTATTTCTGCCATAGCCGTCTGCGGAATAGTTGCCGCTCTCTTCGCGCACCAAACCCCATTGCCGATTTCGCAAAGAGGAAACAAGGCTCCCAAATGCGGTTAGCGTTCTGCGTAGAATATTTGCTTCGTTTGGAAAAGCCATTTTCAAGCCTCGTCTATGGTGTCTGCTTCCGTTGTTTCGTCAATCGTTCCCCAAGTGTTCCCGATCGTTCCCACTCCAAAGCCCTCATCTATGAGCTGCTCATCTTGGTAGGGGTCTAATGGGTCATTGGATAGGATGATTTGCAAACCAATGGTGCCTTTGTTGGGCATAAGATAGATTTCCGTAATCCACCCCGCGCGGGACTCACCACCGAAAAGCAAAACATCCTTAAAGGTCACATAGTCAAGCAAAGCCAAATCTAGGTTGCCCTCTGCCTGCACATCAAAAGCAATCTCTTCGCGTGGGCGCGTCACCCAAAGCGAAATGAGGTCTAGGTAATTGATCGCCCCGCCGGCGTCTTGCAACTCAACATCGTTAGAGTGTATCCAGTAGCAATCACCCAACCGAGCTGGCAACTGCTGCACCTGTCGCACCCGCTTATAGGCGTTGCGGAACCGTTCCCAAATCGCCTTGGCCTCTGCGTAGTATTGAGAGTCAAAGCCTTGGGCATATTGTTGCCAAAGGAAACCACCTAGTGGTGCGATATCTTGGTCTGGGTAGATCTGGCTTAGATCCGTATCTGGTAGGGTAAATGTCAGCCTGTTTGCGCTGTCGTACCCACTAACCCAAAATATTGCCGTGCCGTCCTCTTGTATCGTTATTGAGGCGACTTGCCCAACATACTGCACACCATTTGCACTAAAACCGATTGAGTCACCATAGGTGCATTCTGGGGCAACTCCAGCGAAGCGAATGTTTACAGCAAATATGGTTAGCACCTCAACATCTGCCACATAGGAGCCGCCAAATGCCACCTCATCGGGCTCTGGGAAGGCCTCTTCCCATGTGCGTGTGATGTAAATCTCGCTCCGAAACTTTTTGTCGCCTGTTGAGTAGTTGAACCTCACCCGCGCCTCGGTCGGAACCTTGGACAGTGGGATCTTCGCAACATCCTGCAAGCTGCCATCTACCACGCGGCAATTTGGATCGGTAGCATCGGTTTCAAATGCCCTTACCACCGTTGTCTCATCCATCCATGAGCGCAAAGATCGTTTGCCCTGCTTGGAGATAAGGCCCAACATCCCCTGGGCTGCAAGTTCAATGAGGTATTCGCGGCCATTCTTCGCGTCAACTATTTGCCGGCTTACTGGGATCGCGTTAAGGCGCGAAATAGCGTTCAATCCATCAAAGGCTGCTACATCTATTTGCGCGTCTCCAAGGCCATCGTATGCCCTCAATAGGTACTCAATAACACTTGGGTAAGAGCTGGCAAAATCATCTGCTGCGTATCGGGCTGGGGTAAGATCGCCCCACACCTCGCCCAATAGGCTTGCGCGGAAGTCGCCAAGATCAACATCGCCCTTTGCGGCCAATCCACCTTCGTAGATCCGCAAATATGGCTGGACACCGTCAGCAGGGTTTGACGTTGTAACAACTACATCTAGCTCAATCTCAACATAATCCAGCCAACTTTTAAGTCGCTTCCCACTTACAACAGAGTCTATCTTGATCGCTTCCAGCAGGCCAAAAAATAGAGCCTCGTTTTCTTTTGCAAAAAAAGAGAATAGGGAAATCTCTAGCTCAATCGTCCCAGCTCCAGAAATTGACACATCTTCTGTTTTGATAGATGCGCCAGAGCCTAGCAGTAGACGGTCAACGAATTTGCTCTTCACCTTAACGCCGCAAACAAGCGAAACCCGCGCACTAAAAGCAGCTGGGCAATCGATGAATAGCTTTGCGCGTAATGCTGGAATAATTTGTTTGCTGCCGCTAATGTCGTCAACATCTGGTAGCGTGCGCACCTTTGTTTTTATATCCCATCGGCTTGCATTGTTTTGCGCAAAATATGGAAACTTTCCAACTTCGGAGTATTCAACGCCCGCACTATCTATGAAACGATAAACAAAAGCATCTCCAAGGCTTCGCGCTTCATCGCCTTGATTGAGCCAATCGGAATTTGTAAGTGCCGCAAATTCTGGCGAGTAGTCAAAAGTTATAAACCCCGTTGGAGTTGCGCAGCTAGTGGCTGCCGCCATGAAGCAACCAAACTGCGGCAACACAGAGCCAATGCGAAGCGATGCGGAAACTTTTTTATCTGCGGCAAAGCTTGCCCTAGAAACCCTCACGCCAGAATAGCTGCGCCCGCTGAATAGGCCACTTGGGAATGAGTCGCCAATATCGGGCAAAGAAATCTCTTCGCCATCCTTCTTGGTTCGCAACCCGCTTTGCTGACTCTCGCTATTCCGCGCAATATCAATTCTATTCACTGGTCGTTGGGATGCAATCAAAGTTGCATCAAAAGCAAATAGCTCAAAAATGGTAACGCCTGCCGCAAAATCAGTTAAAACTGGGTAGAAAACAGGCGCCCAATTACCAACACCAAGAAAATCATCATTTATCGCTTCCCCATCCATGCAAAAAGATGAGTCACCAACCGCAATAGGCTTCTTGTAATAGATCGCTTTCCAGTTAATTCTGTCATCTGTTGGAGCCGCGCTTCCTGCTGTTTGTTGCAAGAGGCATCGGTAAACATCGCCATTGAAAGCGCAAATAGTGCCTACCGTGTAGCTAACATCTTGCGCCCAATTTGTTGCCGTCTTTGGAGGGTCTGTTTCGTCAACCCCTGCTGTCATTTCAAAAGGCCATTCTGCTTCTAGAGTTATTTGCACACCGTAAACAGACTGCCGTCCAGTTGTATATTGGTATCCATTTGGACTAAAAAGGCCTATCTGCTGGGTAGAGCTGCTTGCTACAATCCTGCGAACCGTGCCTTCTCCACCTCCAGAGATTGCGCGGATAAACCGCCCCTTAAAAGCATCCTCTGCAAATGCTGCAATCCCAACGCAAATAACCATTTTCCGCAAGCTGTCCGCTTTCCCATCGCCTAAATCTGGGCAATACGAAGGAAAGTAAGCCAAGTGAGTAACGCTTTCCCATTTTCTAAAACCGTAAACGCCAATGAACTTATTCTCGCCCTTTGTTGCAGGAAGCAAAAGCGCATCTTGCATGGCACCAATGCAGACGGGAATAGCTGCACCCCTGCTCTCTTCCTCAATCTTCGCCCAACCAAAGGCGGCTGGGTTTACGGTCTCTGGGGGTAGCGTTTTGTGAAGTGTCTTGCTTGCGTCAATGCAACTAAACTTCACTTCGTCAATACTATAATCATCGCTATCCACAACCCCAACCCATCTAAGATATTGGGTCGTGCCTTCAATCGCCCAAAAGCGAACGGGTGCATTTTTGGTAAAGATGCCATGATTGCGCAACCAATCATATAGCCCACTTACATTGTTTAGACCAAAATCAATAGTGGAGAAGGTCGCGTAGTTGCCACCCTCGGTTATATCAATGGTCTGCCGTTCGCCTTTGAATTGGTCAAGCAACAGGCCCGTGCGATAGGTGGCCCCATCAATGGTTAGGTTTTCCGTACCCGTGCAGGCGCGGATGAACCCACCATAGATCCCGAACGCAACGCTAGTATCTGTGTGCTCCCATGCGCCACCTATAAAGTTGCCCCTAAGATCTAGTTCAACCGCGTAGCGCAATAGGTTTGCCATCTCAATACTGCTTTGCAAAGGTTATCGGGAACCGCCACATATTTAGGCCCGTGCGCTGCTCCGCGCCCCATTCAAATATAACCGATGTATTGCTGCTATTATCGCTTCCGAACATTCTTTTGTATGCCATCAAAGGGAATGCAATCGGGAAGTTGCGCGCATCTAGGACGGCCTTTTTCACCGATTGCGCCTCCTCAATACAAAGATCAAAATTGGCCGTATAGGTGCGTCCCTGCTGGTTGTCTAAAAACCGTGTGGATCCCTGCCCCATCGGAATGATTGAACCCGCCTGCAAATTGTATCGCGTCTCATCCTCAAACGGAAATACCAGCCGTCCAAAGTCCCCATCAATATCTGCAAAGCGGGGCGACTCCGCCAAAATTAGCTGCATGGAGTAGCTACCAAAGGCTGGATTTTCGCGCGTCACCTGTAGCCCGCTAATGCCCTCTAGATGAACATAGTATGGTGCGGAATAGTCGAGCTCGCAACCAAAGATCTCCTCACCTAGACCAAGCTCCACCGCAAGAGTATCTTCTGCACTTTGAGCCGCAAGGTAGGCTACGAACTCTTCAAACTCTGCAACTGGGAGATTTGCTTTTACCTTGGCCCTGCGTTTGTCAAATACCGCCCCACGGTCAGCGCAAACCAGCTTGCCACCAGCCAGCCTGCGCCAACCGTTGGCGATAAAGTCAAAAGTTAGAACGCTCTCATAGCCCCAAGCAATATCCACTAGCTCCGTGCCGATCTTCACGCGAAAACCGCCTCTGGAACATTGTTATCCCTGTTGTAGCGCGTCATCTTTTGGAGCCGTTGCGCTGCTCGGTCTATGCCGTTTTCAATAGCGGCTTGCACCTGTGCAGGGTCGCCACCGTTGACCACCACACCGCCAAGGTTCACTGAGATCTTGCCGCCCGCCTGTATCCCTCTGCCAGCGTTTAGTGCGTTAATCTGTCCAAAGCCTAGGTTCTTCACCGCCCCAGCATTAAGTACCGCCTCTTGGCCCCCGCGCGGGTCATCATTTAGGGTAGCAAGAGCATTGCGCCCCGTTGGGTAGCCCCCGCGTGCGAACTTCTGCGAAGCAATATCGTTAATCATTTTACCTGTGGCTGCAATTGATGCAGCCGCAAAGATGCCGCCAAGCACTGGTCCACCTATCTTAGAGCCTGCCGCAAAGCTGTTGACTGCCGACTCGGTTCCAGAAATCGTAGCGTTCGCGATTGAAAACGCTTTGTTCAATGCGAAAAACTTTTTACTTCCATCGGTTGCGCGGGTTAGATTGCCCAATGCGTTCTTGGTTTCATCGGTAGCCAAGCGCATTCTTGCAGCCGTAATAGCTTCATCAGCCCTCAAAGCATCCTCTTTGAGCTGCTGCTCTCGCAAGATGTAGGACTCTTTAATCAATAGCTGGGCCTCTTCATTGTCCTGCAAATCGATCAGCTTTTGCTCTCGCTCCATGCGTAGAGCCTCAAGCTCAAGAGCGGCCTGCGTTGCTCTCAAGGCCCGCTGCTGCTCAAATGCGATACCTTCGGCAGCTATGTCTTGCTGGATGCCTGCTATCTTCGCGTCAGAAAGCATTCTCTGGGCCTCTAAAATCTGCTTGTGGTTTTCGGAGGCCACCTTTGCCGTTGCCTCAAGCTGTGCAACTTGCGCGGCCTGCGCTTCTGCTGCTGCTTTTTCAGCCCCCGCTTTCTCTGCAATCTGGTAATCAAGCCGCTTCTTGCTTTCGTCTTTTGTCGTTTCAGTCAGCTTTTTTTGGCCCGCCTCTTCGGATGCAAACAATAGCTTGGCTGCGTCCATCATGTCCGCACCTTGGGTTACATAGTTGTCTTTCAGCTCGCTAAACGCCACCCCAGCGATTGCTGGGAGCTGCTGAAAACCCGACTTTACCGCGCTGCCAAAGTCGGCAAAACCAGCTTTCACCTCATCAAAATTTAAGGTGAACACTCCCTTAATGGTGCGCCCAACAGCCATTGCTGAATTGACGATAGTCTCAAATCCATTCATCACCACCGCAACCATTGACCCTACAACGATGCCGATATTCTGGCCCGCAAGCTGGAAAATATTCCAAATCACGCGCACCCCTGCCACGACAAAGTTCACCACCTTGCCAAAGCCGTCAGCCCATTGCTGCAAGGCACCAGATTGCGTAGCCTCTGAAATGGAGGCTGTAACATTTTCCATCGCCTGCTGCAAGGCTGGCGCCATTGTGGTAACAATGCCCATCATTGCACCGTTTGCGCTCGCCTTGAGGTTGTCCATTGCATCGGCAAAAGCCGCGGCCTTTTTCGCCCCAGCATCGTCTAGCACAATGCCCAATTCTCGCGCCTTGTCTGCCTGCTCCGAAAGTGCCGCGCTCCCACCGTTAAGCATGGGGATCATGTCGGCTCCGCTGCGCCCGAAAATATCCATAGCAATTGCGGTCTTGCCTGCCCCGTCCTCTGTCGCTGCAAACTTGTCTGCAATCTCACCCATGAGCTGCGTTTGACTCTTTAGCGTGCCATCATTGTTTTTCGCCTCAACGCCCAAAGCCTTAAACGCCTGCACCGCCCCGCCTGTTCCGTTGGCTGCGTCCGCCATGTTGCGGGAGAAAATCTTAATGCTGCCCGTGAGTGCCTCGGCTTCAACCCCTGCCAGCTTCGCGCTATACTGCAATGCCGATAGCTCAGAAACCGATATGCCTAGCTTCTGGGCTGTTTCGTCTAGAGCGTCAGCTACTTGCACCTGCGCTAAAAAGAAGTCCGCAAACTGCTTTCCAGCGGCCACAACAGCGGCCCCAAGCGCAGCAAAGGCAAGTTTATTGTTTGCCACCCCGTCACGCATCCCCGCGAATGCGCCCTTAACCTTTGCAGCCGCGCTCTGGGCCTTGGTTGCAAACTGCTGAACATTGGTGCCAGCTTTTTCTAGGGCTTGGCTAAACTGGTCTTTAACCCGAATAACGATCTGGACATCTTGAGCCATAGCCTCACCCCTTCGCGCGAAGCATCTCGGCAAACTCTTGCTCGTAGATCATCCACGCATCTATAAATTTACTCGCTTGGCAATCAAACTCTGGTGCGCTGCCTGCAAAAGATTTTTGGTAGTTGTAACGCTTCCAAAAATCCATCACCGAAGGCGGAATGAACTTGCTAGGGCAGTTCCAATAGTCAACAATTCGGCTACCGTACTGCATGGAGAAAACAGGGCGGGGGGCTTTCCCATCACAACCAAAACGCAAGCGAAGCCCCTCATCGGTCGGACATGAACCGCAAGGGGCTTTCAAAATTCCAGCTTGCACCCCCGCTAGAATTTTAAGCCTTCAATCTCCTCTGGCTGAAGTTCGCTGCGCTCGGTGATCGCGTTCGCAAGCTCCACTTGTAGGGCGGGGGGCAGTTCGCGGATAAACTCATCCGAAACAGGGCTTTTTGTCTTGGTGGGATCACGCTTGAACGCCACCTCTTTCCCGCTGCCGTCCTTCCAATTCTTGCAGTTGACGATGCAGGAGCGAAGGATTTGCAGGCGAGTAGATCCGCTATTCATGCGCAACCCGCTCACCTCAGCTCCATCAAAGGCCGCTTCTAGGCTGTCCTCCATCTCCGCGCTCTGAATGCCGTCCTTAACGCGAAGGGTGAAAACAGGCCATTCCTCTTTTGGAAAGAGGTAGCTGCCGTCCTCTGCCTTCTTGCGGAAAACCGTAGGCACATAGACAAAATGCGCAGCGGGGCGCATCGGTAAAAATCCAGCTAGGGCCTTTTCCTGCTCTTCGCTCCAAATTCTATTTTCGCGTGCCATCGCAACCCCTTAAAAGTTAGGGGCGGGGAGTAAATGCCGGCCGTGCAGCAGGCCACCCCCCGCCCCGTGTGTGTTAGGTCAAGGTGATAGAAAGATCATCATCCCCAGCATCGCGGAGGAAGCGAAGAGTAACATCGCGGGTAACAGCCCCGTTGCGCTCGCCAGAGGGTGCCTCAACGATCTGCACCTTTGGGCCTGTAATGGTGATGATATTGCCAACCGCGCTGCCTGCCACAAGGCTAAATGCCCCCGTGGTTCCGCCCTTGAGCTTGGAAATCACATCGTCAGTAGCAACCAACTGGATCTCTGGATCAATTGTGGCCTTGGTTTCTCTTGCCGCGATGTAGGAGTGAATCCAGCCCGTGGGGTCGGCTGGGCTTGTGCGGGTCTGCACATCCTCACCAATATCAACTTCAACCTTGTCCAAAATCTGGGAAACGCCACCTAGAGAGATTGCCGCGCCAATAACAGGCGGTGGGATAATGTCAGCGGCAAGAGTCGGGAAAACTGGTGTTTCGTTAGTAACAGAAACTAGTTTGCCTTTAAACTCAAGCTCCAATCGAAGCGGGGCACCAACATTATCAAGAACGATCTTTGAAGATGCCTTGGCCCCTGCAATGCGCACTGTCTGCTGCAAGTTGTCGCTGCAAAAAAGGTCGCGCACCTCAATGGACACCGTCTTGCAGTCAGCAGCTTTGGATAGGGTGTACTTCACATCGGCCACCCCATCGGTCTCAATCCAGCCAGCCCCTAGGAGAGCCTGCCCCCAAGTGGGGGCGGTTCCAGCCGTGCCACTCCCAACAAGGTCAATGGCAAAACTACAGGTTCCAGCCTGCCGCCCCATCACCGAAGCATCGTAGCCGTGATCGCCAACTGCGTTCTTTCGCACATACTCTTCAATTTCCTCAGAGAACTTCACATCGCGCGCGCGGAAGTTGAACTCTGGGGCTAAGAAGGTGCCTGCTGTCGCCTCTAGCTTGAGGCCAACAACTCGGTTATCCATGATTGCAACACTCATTTGTGACCTCTCTTTTAAGCTGGGCGACTAGGGTCGCGCCTGTCCTGCCGATAGCGTACCGACAACCGAAACTCCACGAAGCAAGGTACATCTTCCTTCATGGTGAAAACCTTTTTGCTGCCAGAGTAGAGCGAGTTGAAGGCCTTGCCATTCAAGCATGGTTTATTTCCAAAGAGCTTCTTTAGATCCTCAACTGCCAAATCAATAGCATCATCGCAAACATCAATAAACGGGGTGTCTGCTGGGGGAGTGGGGCGCGGGAATGCGGAAATAATAAACTCCACATCGTTTGCATACATCCCACCGTTGACTGCCCCCAAGCTGTCTAAATTCTTCTCTTCGTTGTCCTCAACCAAGGCCACAATAGGCGCATCTTGGGCGGCGTTGGACATGGAGAAGAAAGAAGGATTGACCACGCCCCAATCAAAGTTGTAGCCGTTGACCTTGCGCATTGCAGCAATCATAGCCCTAATCTCGGCACGAATGGTTGTGAGGACTGGCATTTTAGGTACGGTAGAGAGGGATGGTCGGGTTTGCGAAGTCGCTTGCGTTGACCTGCGCCCCGCTAATAACTTCGCTAGTCAGCAAAGTTTCCATCTCGTTGCGCATAGAACGGTAATAGGTGCGTTTGTCTGCGTATGGTTCGCCCTCGTTTGTGTTTTGGTAGCTGCGTGGATTGTTCCCGCTGCGCCCCCCTGCGACCCTCTCCAAGCAGAAAAAGATCGCGAAGTCACGAAGGTAGGGGTGAACAGGCGTTTTGATGGCAGAGATAGCTACATCGCGTCTAGAAGCAATATTCTCTACCTCTTGGTTGGCGCGGTCAACATGGGCTTGCAAAACAACCCCAGATAGCAAATCGTCAGCAGCTTTTACATCCGCAAGAGTGATATAGTTTGCAGCCATTATTCTTTCTCCACGATTGCGCGAACCGAAGCGTTAGCGAGTAGCTTTTGCGTCTCATCTAATTTAGCTTCCCAAGCGTCAAAAAGGAACGGGTCGCCACCGTAAGAGGCAGCCTTTTTCACCCTGCTGCAAAATATGTTTGCCCCACCAATAACAAAGTGCAAGGCCCGCCTTGGGGCTTTTGGGATAATGTCAGCGGTTCGCTTCCAGCCATCGTGAACCCACTTAGCGTATGGAGCGATATTGGAGTTTAGCCAAACGCGCCCCGTCACCACGCCACCAACTATTCCAGCCTCAGCCGATACGCTGCGCTGCAATGCCCCTGTGCGGTTGCTGAAGTCGTGATCACTTATCGCCTGAGCCCTCACCTCTCGCATCGCAATAGCAACGGCAACGCGCTGCCCCTCCTGCATCCGTTTGGGAGCCCCGATGAGGGTCGCAGCCAGCCCTGCCGCACCCACAACTTCAATGCCGTCATTCATTGCGCAGTAGGTCGGGGCGATACTTGCGCACCGCCTCTAGTTTGGATCCGCTGATCTTGTGCCGCCCAATGTCAATTTGCAAAACGATCTTGCCCTCTGCGAATTGGCTAAAGCAAGTATCGCTTTCAATCCAAGCCGCCTCTGGCAACCAGCTTGCAGGCTCTTTTGGAGTCGCTTGTGCAGCAGCTAGGTAAGCCTCACGCGCTGCAACCATTTCTTTCGTAGGTCTTCCCATTTCCCAACCTCATTTGTTTCCCTCCAAACAAAGGGGCAACGGTCTCCCGCTGCCCCCTTGGGTTGGTAGGGTTATCTACTAATCACCAAGAGCGAGCTTTGAGATTTCTCGGATCGCATCAGCGATAGCCTGCACTTGGGTTTGAGAGTAAGTGCCCGATACCGTCACAGGCACAGAGCTTAAAGCGAGGAATGAGATAGAGACGGGCTCTACCACCAACTCGCCTAAGCTAGTGTTGCGCAGCTCAAGCGGAAAGCGTGGATCTTGCTTAATTCGCATTTTCCACCCCTTAGCCGATATTGGTTAGCACACCGTGGAGCTTGGCGGCCTTGAAGTCAATGCCAAACTGGGAATAGAGCTGCCACAGTTCAGCGGCCCCACTCTGTGAGAGCTGCTCCATGAGCACCGTCTGTCCCTTCACGGGGACAAACACGGGGCGAACGAAGGCCATGTCCGCCAACAGGATAGTCCCGTTGGGGATGGTGCGATCATAGGCCACGCCAACATTGCCGAAGTCAGTCGCGATAGTGGTGATATTCACCCCACCAATCGTGCGATCGGTAGGTTGCACACCAAAGAACGCGCTCAACTTCTGCTTGTTGGTTGCCGACACCCACAGAATTGGATTCATCAGCTCCGCACCACCGTCAGCCGTCACGCGGAAAAGCTCATCAATCATGGTCTTTGCAAGAACTGCGGCCCCTGCGTCAACCTTGTTCCCGCTTGCGGTCACTTGGGTGATGATACCACCAGTCTGCCATGCTTCCCCGCTTGTGGCGGCATCGTTCTTGGTGCCGCGCAAGGCTGCGAAATTCATATCTGCGTACATCTTGCGCATGTGGGCATTAATCTGGTTGGTGGCAGGGTCAACCTCACCATTCGCGCCCTCAAGACCAGATAGGTATCCTGTCAAGGACTGGCGAAGGTAGGACACCGAGAGACGCTCTTGGAAGATCTGTGCGTTGTTCTTCTCGCTTGCGCGAGCGATAGAGGTGATTTCCACCCCTGCCACAACTTGATCTTCGGTAAGCGACTTCTGCGCACCAGTGGGGGCGGACTCAACCTGACCCATCTCAAACTGCATGGAGTTTGCCACCGCACCGCCAGTTTCAAAACCAGCAACGCGAAGGAATGGAATATTCTTGCTACCAAGGGTAATCAAACCCTTAACAGCGGGGGGGAGGTCGTTAAATTGGCGAGTGACTACATCAGCCATTTTCGTTCACCTTTCAACCGACTGCGCCTTCTCTTCGTGCGCGTGCGGCCTTGACTAGTTCGTTTGTTGCGGAAGTAGAATTGCCTTCCGCGTAAAGTTTTCCTGCATCCGTCTTTGCGCCTCCAGCGTTGGCACCCCCGCCACCGCTGCCCGCTGCCTGCTGCTCTGACACAAAGCGAGGGTTTGCCTTTAGGAAGGCTGCAACGCCTTCGGAAATAGGCTTCTTCCCACCGTCAACTTGCATCAGCAACCCGCCTTCGCTCTCCTCAATCAAGCCCTGCAAATGAGTCTGCAAGATGTTCAAGGTGTCTTTGGCAGCGTTGCCCTTAACAAGTTCGCCCTGCAAGAGTAGCTCAACCTCTTTCCTCTTTCGCGCCTTGGTCTCGGCCTGCCGTTGCTCTTCGGTCTGCTTGAGCTGGGTTTCAACCCCCTGCAAGCGTTCCAAGAGCTTTTCCAGCTCGCTCTTTTTGCTGTCTGCGTCTCCCTTGAGTGCGTCAACTGCGGATTTCTGCCGCTTGGCAAACGCATCAAAGGATTCGTTTTCCTGCATACCAAGAGCCTTCATCTGCTCCTTAACTTGCTTGGCGATAAGCTCACCCGCTTCACGGGTTCTCTTAGCCTCTTCGCGTAAAGTGTGCAGCTCGGCTTTGACACCTTCTAAAACCTCGGCTCCCGCTTTGGTTTCAATTTCGGTCAGTAACTCTGAAAGAGATTTAGGCATGGTTTGCGCCTCCGCGCTAGTTTTTTACGAATAGCCCCCGCCATTCATGCGTTCAATATAGCGTTTGTGCAAATAAAAAACAACTTTTTCTGCCAACCTATTTGAGCATATCGGGGAGAATAACAGGTTTCAGCTTTGACAACCCGCCCCACCCCGCCACTAATTGCAACGCTTTTTGCGGGTCAGCCTTGAACTCTTTGGCCCTGTAATTGGCCCCCATCATTGCCGCCCTACTGTTTGTAGGTGCACTATTTAGCAGTTTCACCGCCCCTTTTTCTGGGCCTTCAAATGTCTTGCCCTTGAGCTCCACCGCGTAGATTTCTTCGTACCAGCAAATACAGTTCGGGTGAAACGGGTAGCTGGGAAGATCGTTTTTAGGGTAGACCCCAGCCCCTAGGCCGCTATCTAAGCTTGTGATGAAATCGCAAATATCCTCCTTGGGGTGATCCGAAGATAGGCGAAAGCGAACGGCTGTCACTTGTGGATCAGCAAACTTGTTTGCCGCGAACCCCTCCCAATTGGCTCTAGCCATCTCGGTTCTCGCAATGCGCTCCCCGATGTATCGGGCCTTTTGGTTTACCGCGGCCTCTATGGAGCGTGCGATTTGTTTTTCCGTTCCGCTCTCCAGCTTGGTCACAAGATCGCGATAAGCCGCCCCCAACTTTGATGTATCGGGAAAGCGGCCCCCTATCTGGTCAATGTAATCATCGCGGAACTTGCGCAGCTCCCCAACCAGCTTTGGCTCTAACCCACCAGAGACGGCCCTATCTGTCAGCTCCAGAAGCTTCTTCGGCAAAGCATCGCCAAAACTGCCAGTTGTGGGCACCATAGGGCGCGAAAAGAAACCGTCTGCAAGTTTGATCGCAAGGTTGCGCACCGAGTCGCCACGAATAACAGCAGAGCGTACCGTATCGGCAACAGCGGCTTGCATCTTGCGCGGGGCGCGGGTGAGGCGAATAATGGTTGTCATATCCCCAGCCCACTTGCTGCCCAAGATCGCCTGCTCAAAGGCGGGGCGCGATAGCACCGCATCATAGCCACCCGCCCCATCGTAGGCAGCGTTAAGCACATCGGCCCGTAGTCCATCCGTTATGATCTTAGATGCGCCTGTAGCCTGCCACGCCTCGGCAACGGCCTTTTGTGGGGCCATGCCTGCCTTTAGGTTGCGCTCAATCCTATCAATAGCTGGGCGCAAAAGCTCCTGCCATTGCCGACCCATTGCCGCAACACGCCTGTTTATCTCCTTGAGCTGGGATTTGGTGGAGGCCATTAGACCACCGTTTTATCAAACTCGGAGCCTAGATCTTCGTCTGCGGCCTGCTCATCAATGGAGGCGTTTACTTTTTCCAAGATTTCAGCGTCCGTGAATAGGGAGGCTGCGCTGCGCTTCTTCACCTCAGCGTTACCTGTTGCCCCGAAGTCCTGCAAGAGTGCCTCGCTGCCTTCGCGCAGAACATCCAACGGAACTTGAATAGCGTAATTGCGGGAATAGGTTACGGAATAACCATAGTCAACCCCAAGATAGTCGCCAAAGATCCGCACGATCTGATTTTCAAACTGCTCAATATTTAGGGTGAAATCGCGCAACGCTTGGGAGGTGATCTCAAGATCGTACTGCTTGGCTATTCCGCTTGCGTTTGCGCCCTCGCCTTGATGCAAATGGGTAAGGTTAGCCTGCCTGTAGATGTCTCCTACAAGAGCCGCGCGGCCCTCCATCAAGCCCTTTAGCTGCTGCGCATCGGGAGAGGCAAAGAAAGGGGCTTGGTTTGTGGTAGGATCAAAGCCAATCGCGTTGCGCGTTCCCCCAGCTAGGCTTGCGGGGTTGCCAGGATAAAACAGAATGGAATAGGCTTGACTGCGCTCCAACTCGGTGATCTCTGCGTCAAGATTGAAAATGCGAGCATTGACCCGCGCAATCGCGTAGAACTCGGAGAGTGGCAGCACATCAAAAATATCTTCGCGGTCAAAGCTGTAGAGCGATGCAACAGGCACATATCCAAGCGCATTGGCCCCACTGGCCTCGTTTATGGCCTTGTTCCCGTCACGGTCGGAGATATACCACTCCGCGTCCGTCCAAGTCTTGTAACTCTCCTTACCGTTAATCACCTCGGCATAGGTGAAGCGGGTGAACCGTCCGCGCCCGTCCATATCCCAAGAGGCAACCGCAGAAGCCGGCACCACCACCACGAACGGATATTTGCGCTCATCAATCGCTTGCGCTCTGGTCTGGGCAGGCTCCTCCCAATTATCCACCACCGCGAAGCAGGCCGCGTAGAGCTTGGCCATGCGTGCGCTGCGTTTCACCACCCGCTGCAAGGAGTGCCCCAGCCCGTCAGCGTTGGCGAGAAAACCGTTTAGGCGTTCCTCATCTTGGAGGCTCTCATTCAAAACCCTATCAGCATCTTGGGCGAAGATTGGAGAAACATGGGAGTTCAGAACGGGCTTGAGATAGTTTGCGTAAAAACATTGCGCTTTCATCTCTACAAACTGCTCGGGGTTTGTCCTCACATGGGGGACTAAATAGCGTCCATCCTTGAACCCACCAGAGCCATAATAGGCATCATGCAGCAATGTGTATTGCGAGAGTAGCGCAATATTGGTAAACGGAATTTGCACCATTGTTTCAGCCATCTTGTACCCCTAAAAGCGAAGGTTTGCAGCCCAACCCGCGCTGCCTCTGCCAACAAAATAGTTTATCGCTTGGGTCATAGCGTCTATTTGGTCATCATGCGCCCCCGCTGGGAACTCCCTGCACTCTTGCAGGAACTCCTCAACCCATTGGGCCACAGCAGGAATTAGCACTTGACCAGCCTCTAGTGCAGGCTGGGCCGCGAACGCTCTAGCCATCTTGCCCCCGCTTGGCTCAATTGGGATAACCCCATTCAATTCCCGCTTGAGCACATCCACAATCGCGGATCCGTTGGCCTTGTCCTCAATCAAGAGGCAGTTGCAGTTATGCTTTTTGTAGAGGGCGCGGATTATCTCTAGGGTGCGAACGAAACCCGCCCGCTCCCTATGCGTGTCAACCAAGTAGAATTTGTTACCGACTTCGGCCCACGCTTGGATTGCCACAAAGTCAATCTCGCCCTTGCCCTCGCCTTTGAAAGTCGCATCTACAGATAGGGTGATCCGCGCACCCTTTGGCAGCTCGGTGAACCGCCCAAACCATTTTGGCAGGATGATTGCACCCTCTGGGGGTGCGGGGCGTTGCTGGTAGAGGGCGGCAAAAACACCGGGGTTACGCTCTTTAGCTGCCAATAGCCGCTCTCTGCTGTGTCGGCTCTCCCACAATGCCTCACCAACGGCTCTATGGTCGTCTGTGTTCGGTTCGTCCTCTCTTATCCCCCGCAAGCAAACCACATCCCAATCAATAGCCTCTTTGCTCTTGAGTATGCGCCCCGCCAAATCATCCTCATGCCATCTGGTTAGGGTCAAAAGCGTTTGACTGCCGTTGTGCAGGCGGGTTTTAAAAACACTGCAATACCACTCCCAAACGGAGTCTCGGTAGGTCTTTGAGTGCGCCTGCGCTGCGTCCTTGATTGGGTCGTCGATTATCGCAACATCTACTGGGGTTCCTGTGAGTGAGCCGCAAACGCCTGTTGTTTTGACAAAGCCGGGTTTACCATTGTAGCAGACCGTTTCAAACTGGTCTTGGTTGCGCAAGAATGAGCCTTGAGAAGCATTCTTCACATTCTTTTCACCAATGCGCGTTTTCGGGAAAAGCCGTTTGTACTCATCCGAAATTATAATGCGCTGAATGTCGCGGTTGAAGCTGGTAGCAAGGTCTGCCGAATAGGAGGCCACCACAATCTTTTTGCGCCTGTCGTGCCCCAAGATGTAGGCTGGGAGCCGTCTAGATGTAAGCTCGCTCTTACCATGCTGGGGAGGCAGCTCAATCAGCAAGTTTTGGATCATGCCCCGCGCGAAAAGGTCTAGCTTCTCTGCCAATATTTTATGGTGCCAGTTAACCTCATAGCTAGGCATGGTGTAAACGACAAAAGGCAGGAACGCTTCGCGCCCCGCCCGTTTCGCCTTCTCATCAAGCAAGGCAATCAGCCGCTCTTGGGCCTGCCTAACTTTTGCTTGTGTTGACAATGCGAATTAGCTCCTCAATCTCTTTGTTCAGGTCACTCTCTGGTATCTTCGCATCCTTGTTCTCTTCTTCCTTCTGTTGCACAATATCTATTCTGTGCTTGTAGTAGTTCGGGTAGCGGTTGCAAATTTGATGAATGAACGCAACAGCAGAGCCTTTGAGCTTGCCTGTGATTAACCCGTTGCCCATCTTTTCAAAGACAAGCATCCCCTTCATCTCGGCAACTTCTTTTGCGCGTGCGAACTCTGGGCGAACCCTTACCCACTCATGAAGCGTTTTGTTACTCACCCCTACCACGCCTGCAAAAGTGTTGAATGTTAGGCCTTGCGCGCAATGCTCTATCAGCTTCTCGCAAAACTCTGACTTGTAAATCTGGGGCTTAGGCATTTTTGGCTACCTCAATTCTCCTGTCTCTTGCGAGGCGCATAGCGCTCTTCTTGTAGATAACATAGTCATCCCAAGGTAATTTAATTTCCTCTGGTATCTGTCCAAGAAGATCAAATCCTTCACACTTCCTAAATTCAGCGGCAACTTTTTTCCGTCCAATAGGAGTTGAAATGATTGCCTCGTTTTTAGCGACAGCCCAAACAATATTTTTAGACCTTTCGCCCGCTCTTGTGCAGAGTATTCGCCTAAAGAATGTTTCGTCTCCTGTAAGTAGAGGCCTGTGCGTTATGCGCAATCTCTTTGTTTTGCGCTCAGAGAAAAGCGAGAGCATTTTCTTTTCAGTCCACGAAGGCAACTCACAAGCCTCCCATTGGAATGGTGTTTGTGGAGATGGCGAAAACCTGTTCCAATGAATTGCAATGTTTGCATTTTCTGGGCAAATCTCATCAAGGCGCATTATCAATGCTTGAAATTCATCATAATCTTCTGGTCTTTCCGTAGGCAAGCCATAGATCATATAGAAGTCAATGCAACGAATATTAGCACCCCAAACCAAATTTAGGAAGTTGCAAAGATCATCATTGCTAAAAAACTTCCCAATCATCTTTCTAAGCCTGTGAGAAACACCTTCAACTCCAGTTCTTACTTTTGTTGTGAACTTCAAGTAGTCTGGATTTTTTAGAACAAAGCGAATTGACATATCAGAGCCAGTGTCTAGCTTCCCCCTCTTACCTAGCCGCTCTCTTATTTCATCATACTTTGAATGCTGGAAACGGTCAGCAGCAAAAGCTCTAATGCTTTTTGTCTTGCTTTGATCCACGCAAATACCAATATCTACTGGATCGCACTCTCTGTAAGGCTTTGCCCAGCCATATTGACAGAACAAACAATGGTTCTTGCAACCTCTAGAAAGTTCAATGAATGTTCGCCTATTATCTTGAATATCCTCATATCTAATTGGGTAGATATTTTCGCAAAATCCGCGCTCTCTAGGCTCTTTATTACCTAGAGATACAATTCGCTGGTCATCATCAATATTTGTTATTACTTCGCCATCGCCAAGATAAACATCTGCATCAAACGAGCAAACGAGGCTAGGGTTTGCTGTTGCGCTAACACCACCGACAATAAACCTACGGCCTTTCATCTGAAAGCGAAGGCGAACAAAATCTAAAATCTGCTCTGGCCAATAAAGAGAGAACAAAACAGGCTCATCTTTTGAATCTTCAAATGGAACTCTGCTATATCCAAGCGTTTCAAGCCTATCAGCTACAAGTTCAAGGCCGTAAGCATTGATGCTCTTTCCGCTGAAAGCGTATGTCGTAAAGCTAGGCATAGAGCCTAACCCCGTTTAGGTGCGACAAAGCAGCCTCAATAGCCTTTTTTACATTCGGAACATCTTTTTTTAGGCAGCTAACCTTTATTTGCGCTTTTCCTTCTTCCGCATCTTCATAGCTTGGAGCGTCAAAAGTTATGTCCGCAAAAGTTATCTCTTTCTCATCAAAACCAAACTCCAGCAGCTCCTTTGTGTCAAACTCTGCCAGCAGCACATCTAAATCCCAATCACCAGTATTGCGGTTGAGGCGCAAATTAAGCTCCCGTTCGTCTGCCTCGCTTAGATCAACCTCAACGCAAGGGAACTCTGCCCACCCAAGAGCCTTGGCTGCCTTGATCCGCTGATGCCCTCCAACGATTGTATTCTCTCGCCCCTCTCTGGTGTTAATGATCGCAGGCTCAACAGCTTCAAACTTCTGCAAGCTCTTTTTTAGCTGCTCAAAGCCGGCCTCGCTGATCTTACGCGGGTTGTAACTCGCTGGGATCAGCAAAGATATTTTCTTTTTAACGACTAACATTTTGCGCACTCCCTGCCTAGGTACTGTAGCACCTGTTTCTTCGCATCTTCGCACCCCCTGCAAACTAATACCATGTAGCCTTGAAGCGCAAGTTCCGCGTGAAAAACGGCCTGCGCTGGCGATATTGTACCCCTTTTAGAGCGTTTCATCTCAATAAAGCACCCGCAATAGCCGCGCCTTGGTACGGGTAGGAATAGGTCGGGAACGCCAGAGCGAACCCCCTCGGCCTTGAGTGCCTTTGCGGTCTTTATGGATCGCTTGCCACCGTTGGGGATCGCGAATAGTAGCCGCAGGCCATGCTCGTCTAGGATATTTGCGTAGAGATTGGCCCACTCAATAAATCGAGATTGCTCCTCATGCTCAGTTGGGAGTGCGTAGTCTATCAAAATCCTACCTCGTCTGGTGTTGGGATCAAAACCCCGCATTCATGAAGTGCCCAATGGCGTATCGTATCAACATAGGCGCTAAATTCAGTGGTGCTCAATGTTGTGGTGCTCCTTGCGACTAAAACGCCTTTTGGCCCCATCGGGGCGGCTCCTAGAAACATGGCCCTGCAAGCGTCGTGCGCAGCCTGTGGGGTTAGGGTCACTCCCCAATCATGCCGTAGGGCGGTTATCGCTCCATCAATCACGCACCCCCAGTAGTAGCGATTTTGTCGGTTGGTTCGGCTGTCGCTCCATGGCTGAATAGTGATCTCCACATCGCGCCCCTCGGCCTTTTGGAGCACCATAGAAGCGTGAGGTGGTAGCTCAAGCCGCCCAGCTGTTACTCGCGCCCTGTAAATCGCCATCCCTTGCACCCATAATCGTCATGCCATAACTCCAGCACCCCTTTGCGCTCCAGCAACTGGTAAAGCCTGCGGATGCCGTGTGTGGAGGTTATGCGCCACCCCATGCCCAAGCAGGATGCCCGAAGCGTAGGGAAGCATTGGTAACGCTTGATATACCCTTGGGCGAAGAAGATCAGTTGCCGCTGGGTCGCGCTTAACTCAATCATAGAAACCGCCCTTTGGAGATTAGCAGCTCGCCTTGGCTGATTTTTCCGTCATGCGCTAGGCTGTGGCAGTATGTGCATAGCGTGATAAGGTTTTCCTCATTATCGCCACCGCCCCTGCTTCTAGGCTCTATGTGGTGCACCCCTCCATTTATGCGCCCACCGATTACTCTATTGCCTCCGCAATGCTCGCAAATCGGGTGCGCCTCCCTGTAGCGAGACAAGCTAGATGGACTGCGAAACCTACCCATTCCAAACCTCTTTTCATGCAATAGATCTAGCTTAGAGACAGCCCAAACTACTGCAAATAAATATAGCATAAATGCTACCAATAGTGCGTAAAAATAACCGTTTTCTTCACCCACCAACGCCCCCGTTTTAGTCTAGCTTACCTCTTGCGCAAACTTGTAGATCATCGCATCGTGTGCAAACTTTCCAACCTGTTGCACAGAATGCTCCTGACGTTTCTTGTTGCAAGCGACTTCATCAACTCGCTTTAACAATCCATTCACAACCCCAACAAGCTCCTTGAGGTTGTTTAGCCTCTTATAGTCTGTATCGGACTCACCAATTGGATCAATCGGCCCAACCAGACGCATCACGACCCCTTCAACAGTCATAGTCGTCTGTTCGCTCATTCTCTACCTCCATGTTTCATTTTTTGCGTGTAGTGTGCGCTATACGCATCCTCTTCGCTCTTATCCACATACATGGCAAAGCACTCTGTTAACGGCTTTCCGTTAATGCCGTATGCCTCACTATCTATGCGTAAAGTTTTCAAGAAGCCAAGTTCATCTTTCTTTGCCTGCAATCTTTCCAGCGGAATGTTGCCAATAAAGACCTCTGTCGGCATTGCCTTATGATAAACCATATCTACCTCCTGCCCTTGAGGGGCTTTCAATTTGACCCCATCAATCCATCTTCCGCGTCATCAATGTGCAGTAGATAATTGTTTAGTCGCTCCGCCTCCAGCTCCTCCACCAGCTTATTCGCTTCGTCTAGCTTGGATCGGAGCGTGGCGATTTCGTTGCACTCATGCGAGAAAATCGGTTCAAAAGTATTTTTCTCTTCTGGCATCTTTATCTTTTCGCGAAATACTTCCAGCTCATTACGCAAGAAGTTTGCAGCTGTTCGTGCATCAATCGCCTGCTGCTCGTACCTATCAGCCTCATCACGTAGCTGGTCAATCTCTGCGAAAAACAATGCCCGCTCCCATGACTCCGTTCCTTCGGTTGTCACATATTCGGGATCAATCATTGCGCGTAGCTTGGCTTCTTGTTCGGGTGTCATCATTCTATAGCCTTTCCGCATTGCTGGCGAATAAACAAATATATCCCTCACACCAGTTAATGCCATCGTCACTAACCTCCATCAAAACGCCTGCATTCAACAACCCCAGTTCTTTTGCTAACTCTTCCTGCTCGGTCATTCTTAACTCCCTCCATTGATGGCAATGCGAATTCCTTCCCACCCACATTTTAGGCATCTAGCTGGTGAGTCATCATCATGCGTTTTCATCGAGTGGCAATAGTGTTCATCCGTATTCGCCATAAATTTTTGTTCGCACGTCAACGTTACTT